GAAAGCGTTGTGGCACAACGGTCGTAGGTGATGCAACCTCTGGTTTGACACCACTTTTACACCAATTCACTTTGAATTCAACATGGCTACTAAGGAGTGCCCCGTCTTTGACGGGGTGCTTTCTTTAGCCATCATACATATATCAGCGTAAAAGAAAAGGGCAGGAATGGGATTTTGATTTCCCAAACCTGCCCTTTTCTTTTTAGCAAAATCTGTCCCGAAAAGTATATAGTATTCGTGACACGCGCAAAAAAATGAGAGCATACCTCAATAGCAGCTCTCATATATCTTGTCTATTTGACATTTTCATCGGAGTTATTTATAATGGTTCTTGTGGAACCCACCGTCCGCGTCGAGTTTCCGGGCTCGTAGCCATGCCCTTCTCCTTTGTAGACGGTGTACGGCTAAAAAGACGGTTGCCTGTCATCCCGCGAGTGCGGAATGGAGGCGTGTATGTAGCCCTCGCGGGAAATTTTTCTCAGGGAGGTGACCATACATAACTCTTCAAGAAGTTTTTTGGATTGCGTCTATCTGCTGGATTCTTATCCAAGCATGGGACAAGTTCCGTAACAGAAAGAAGTGAGCCGTCTGTCGCAAGCAGAGCGGCTCACTGTTGTTTGAGGGTTAAACCCTCTTCCCAGTAAGAATGTATGTTTGTGGCAACCGTCTGGGTTTCCACCGCAGGGGGCGCTTGTTGGTAGCAGGCGTCCCTTGTGTTATTATTATAGACTCTATCATCGGCATTTGTCAAATGAATTTTCTGTTAGCGTTTTCTTTCGGATTTCTCCTACGTCAGCCTGTGGGAACCGCATAACCCTCGGTCAAGCTCCACAAGTGTACGGATGCTGACCCCATCACTTGCTTCAACGCTGCGGCGGGCAGTCCTGCTGCCGCCTTCAAAGAATATTTACACCCACAAAATATTCTCAGATGTTATTTTCCAAATGCGATGATTGCTCCGATAATACCCGACACAAGCAAAGTACAAATGCAAGTGATGATTGCGACCTTGACGCTGTTCACATTCTTTGCAATCTGCTTGTACGGTTGATTCTCTGTCTCAGTAACTTTCTCAGACAGCTTACGCTCGGTTTCCTGCCACGCTTTTGCCTGTGCATCTACCTTGCGATTGGTGTCATCCACCTTGCCTTCGATATTACTGACACGCTGCGCAATGAGCTCGACGGAAGTAGCGATTTTGTAGATAGCCTTCTGCTCGCTCTGAATTTCCTTCAGCTCACCTTCCAAGTTGTCAATTCTGTGCGTATTGGACTTGCATCTCTGCTCGGTCTCAATCAGCATGACGGTCTCTTGCTCAGTCATAAGAGAAACCTCCTCTGTTTTATTTGCTCCCTTCATTCGGCTCCACTATGGAGGCAATAGCAGAGTTCTGTTTCAACACGTCTTTCATTTCGCTAAGGGCGTCATCAACGTATTTGCTGAAGGTTTCAAATGGCAAGACCTTTGCCAACCAAGGGAAACGCTCGCAGAACTTGTCGTAAACAGAAGACAGCTTCAGTTTGCCCGTACCGGAACCGAACTCGCGCTCGGCACCGAGAACAGCCTGCAGAAGCCATCCACGAATCTGCTCGTACTTCTTGTCGGTAGACAGGTTGCGCCAACGCAGGACAGCCATAACGCCGCCAACGATAAACACAATGCCAGTAACAATTACATACCAGTTCTCCACAATAAATTCCATATGCAAACTCCTCTCTAAAAGGTAGTGGGGCGGATTTCAGGTGCCGCCCTTCACCTTAGATTGCTGGACTCTCCCAGCTTGGGTCTTCGACGAAGCCTTTTGCCTTTGCGCTTTCGAATGTGATACCACCAGCAGAATGGTCAGATTTACACAGGTTCAAATAAAATGCGCATACCACGCCATGTGCCGACCACGGCAATCCAACCATTGCCCCAATCCACGGCAGCGCTCCGGTATAGTTCCGCTTTACACAATAGAACGCTAAAAGTAACCCACCGACTGTAACAATCCACAGAAGGGAGCGGATATCGTCAATCAGCTTTTTTGAAAAAGCGTCCTGTTTGCTTGTGCGTTTTCTCCTTCGCCTTGCTTGCTGTCTGCTGCCGCTGTATGTAGCCATCACGCTTTACCCATCAGTTTTGCGAAACGATAGAACAAAGCAGCAGCCTGTTCACGGGTAAGCTGGTCAGCCCAAGCATAGTTGGGTTCACCATTCACCTCAGTGCCAGTGCCATTGATGAGACCGTTGGAGATAGCCCACTCACGAGCCTCCTTGCTCCAAGTGCCGCAGTCATTGTCCTGCAGCTCTGCACGGTACTCCTTCATCAGTTCCTTGAATGTGTCCAGAGTCATATCTTCATCCTCCTCTTTGCCGTCGCTGATTCTCTTTTTGAACTCTTCCCACTGCTTGTCGCCGCTCGTCTTGTAATAGACGTTCGTGTCGGCGCAGCACCACGGTCTCGGACAGAGTTTTCCAGTCACATCGTAGTGACGGATAACGTGGTCGGCAGGAATGTTGTACTGAGCCATCAGCTTCTTTGTCAACCATACGAGGTTGTCCACAACTTTTGGTTCGAAATACCAATCGGTATCAGAAGCCATAACCCTTTTGCGATTGATTTTGGAAGGGCGTGCTTCAATCCCGATGGAGTTAGAGTTGCGGCACTCAGGGTGCTTGTACTTGTTCGCACCACAGTGCCATGCGATGTCCTTATCGCGGACACAGCGATAGATGGTATCGCCCTCGTCAAGCGCATAATGGGCAGACGCTTGAATACCCGGTGTCTTGAAATACTCAGAGACGCCCTTCGCCGTTCCGAGTGCACCGAAATAATGGATAACGATGTACTTCGGGGTCATGTTGCCTGAACGGAAGTTAACCGTTGTCAGGTTGTCTACAATTTTCAACTTGCATCCTCCTTCCTGTTCTGGTGTATTGATTTGGATTTTGCCAGCGAACTTGTCGTAATAAGCTTGTCCGTAGCTGGCTCGTTTTTCTTGGACGCTCTGTCCCTGATTGGCAGGACGTTCAAATTGGAGAAGAACAGCATTGGATGCCTCACGGACAGACGATGCGCTCTTGAGGGTGCTCAGCAGCCCAGAATAGCCCACAGACAGCTCTTTAAGCAGGAAGTTGAGCTGGGCATCCATGTCCCCAACGGACGCTCCTGCGGCTTTACAGGAGGCAAGGAGAGCGTCCTTGCGTGACCAGTACGTCCACTGAGCTAATCCGTAACCGGCACTGTCTTTCACAAAGTTGGAATAACTGCCGCTATCGACGGCGGCAGTATATTCTTCATCAGTCATGCCAAGTTTCTTCTCGTATGTATTTTGGAGGTTCTTGGGATTCAGTCCGCTCTCTGCAAAAAGATTCCCCATCAAACCCGCGACGCCGAAATCATTCAGACCAGCAGATTTCAGATAGCGCCAGATTTTTTCGTCGGCGTTCATGCGAACCACCTCCTCGATAAAAGCATTGTTTTATAATTAGACAATCTTGTAATGCGGCTTCTCTTCGCCGAAAAACCAATAACGAAGATAATCGTCAAACACGATTGCCACGACAGATAAGCCAACCCACGCAAAATAGAACGGTAGACAGACTTGCCCCAAAATGTTAAGAGGGAGTCCAGAATAATCCCAGACACCCAGCTTCAACCATATATTCACGATAACGCCGGTGATAAACTCAAGGCAGGTCACCATTGTTCCGCCGATTAAGGCTTGCCACACGATTCCTAATTCCCACGGGAAGAGCTCGTTGATTAAACCAATAGAAACAAAGCACAGTCCACCGAGAATAAACATGGATGGATGACTGTGCCCACGCCAAAGCATCTCAATGCCGACATAGATTGCACCACCGATAACGGCAAGCACAAGCAGTTTGAGACATACCTTCAGCCGCTTCATATTAGTTGCCCAGCTTTTCTGTGATAGCGTTCATCTGAGCCTGTGCAACAGCAAGCTTTGCGTTCATCTCAGACAGGTACGGTTCTGGCAGCGTCATGCCGTATGTAACAGCAGAGATTTTTTCAGCACCTTCCAGTGACTGTACATACGCTTTCAAAGCATTGTGATAAGTTGTCTGAGTGGTAATAAGAGTTTGCGCCGCAATATAGATTTGGGCAATCTCAGCGGCTGTGTAGATACGGCAGACACCACCGTCTGATTGATATGGGAACTCTGTGCCGCCAAGCTCAACAACGCGGAACAGGTTCGCAATATTTGCTTGGTCTTCGATGCTGAGATTAAAATGAACGGCACCCTGTGTCAGCTCCAAATCAATACCCGCAACGATGATGGCGTTACAGCTCTTAGAAATTTCTGCAATCTTTGCAGCTTTGATAATAGCAAGAGAGTTGTCCTCTCCGACAATTTCGATTACGTCTTCCATCGTGACCCAGCCGCGTTCGACAGCCTTCAAAAGACCATTCATGTCGATAGCACCGGACTGGTACATGGCTTTCAGTTTTTCTTTCATCGATTACACCTCCAGCGCGGAAAGAATCAATTCGTCAACGAGGTCACGCTGATGGGCAACCAAAGAGCCGCCGTCACATTTGGCAACGACTACAGTGCCAGCACCCTCAATTTCGTCGTGACCAACCAGATTATACGGTTCGCTGTTGAATGCTACGCCAATCGCTTCGTCAACAGAGCATGGCGTAAAACTGCCGCTGTTGCCAATTTTGATATACAGAACGGAGTCGGTCATACCAAGCTCGGTTCCGTCCAGTGTGATAATTCGATACATTTAAGCAACCTCCTTTGCTCCTACCAACTTTGCGATGTGTCGGAGCGTGTCAATATCGGCGTTGAAGAAATCATGGTTCCACAGCCAGAAGTCTGCGTACTCAATGCGCTTATACGGCTGGCAGGTTGGGTCTTCCCAGACCTTGTCCCATCGATTTTGATAATTCGCATCGCGCTTTGCGAGCGTCTTTTGAATGGCTTGTGTTAATTTTCCACGGAGCATTCCTGCGCCATCGTCGTCACGGGCAAAGAACTGATGCGCGTTCTCGCTTGTTACAACGCAGAGGAGCTTGTCACCGTGGAAGATATATCCATTGGCTTCTTCACACATGGTCATAGCGGGGAGATTTACTTCGCCGCAAATTGCTTTGTCCTTGAAGCGTCTATGCACAACATATTTCATCCTTTTTTCCTCTTTCTCTAAAGTTTTCAATTCGTTCCGGCGAAAAACCGAAAACCGAATAAAAAAGCCTACGCAACCGAAGCACACGATTGTGGTCGTCGTAGGACTCAAAGTATGCGAGCATTCCGTTTACGGAAGTCCAGAGGTCGTCGTATGACATTTCTCCATTCTGGATTTTTGTGCGGAATGCTTTTATTTTTCTTCGTGCCCGCTTTACTCCATCACGATTTCCGTTCATCACAACACGACCAGTTTCGGTCAAAATAAATTTTGCTTTGCAATAACGGAACGGCTTTGTGAGCGGGACAATTCTTGACTTTGATTTGCTGACAGTTAGCTTGAGACTCTCTGCCTTTGCCACAATCAGAGCCATGATTTCTTTGGCGTCTCGGTCAGGCGGAACAATGACGTAATAATCGTCCATGTAATGACCGGCGCACTTGATAGAGAGTTGGCATTTGATAAAGTTGTCCAGTGCAGACGGAAACGCAATCATTTCTGCCTGACTTGGCTCGACACCAAGCGGTAGACCAACTCCGCCCGAAACAGTGTTGACAACATCGTCTCCGATTTTTCTGATATCTGGGTTCAGCAATAGCTTCTCATGCCGCTTGAAGATTTCTTCATGGGACACAGATGGGAAGAACTGTTTGAAGTCAATCAGAATCACATTCCCATCTCGTCCATAACGACGGAAGTGCCAGCGCAAGTCCTCTTTTAACATTCTCTTTGAGAACTCGAAGCCCTTGCCTTCAAGACTGGCGCCGTTGTTGTAAATCATCTCAGGACGATACAACGGTAGAAGTACCTTCTTGGTATAAACCTTGTGGAC